CTGAAACTGGTGGACTTAGGATCAGGCCAGTTGGCCCACTATGACCGAGCAGGCTATCGATGTGTCTATAATTCCATTTTCGTTTTACTCATCGATTTGATGCTCTCGCAAGGGGTGGTCAACCAGTACAAACTCATCAAGTTTAAGGAGGCAGACACGGAATTGCGTTAGTTATGGCCGCTGATCAAACAACGCTACAACCTAGACATGTCCGAGCTGGACCAACAAGTAGAAGACAAGTGCGGGCTCTCTCGGTTCAAAATTGCTAGTATGTGCACCAATTTCGTTGGATCATCGCTAGTCAAGATTAAAATGCTGACAAACAATTTTGAGCTCGGATTCTAGATGGCCGGACACTCCGTAGGGCAGGATTAGACCATCAGTATGTTCACAAGTGGAAGCCATGCCATGGCAGCCGTCAGGTCCGAAAACCTTGAGTTCATACGAAACATAGTGGTGCCAGGCTCTGTTATCCCTACAGACTGCGATTGTGGATGCTGGCGTAACAATAGGAAAACGCCCGAGATAAAGCTGCTCTAGAAACATATTTCCGAAATGCGCTTCAACAATAATGACCCATCGGTCACGGTCAAACAAGTAGAAACAGGGTTTGAAATCAGGGGAGCTCAGCCTTTAGACAGGGTCCGGGATACCGCCAATACTCTAGAGAATAATGGGGTCATCAATAAACATTTGACCAGCAAGGCATGGAGGGACCTCCACAACCAACCATCAATCATTCAGGAGAGGCCCGACAGGCACGCCAAATTAATGTCACAAATAGCTGTGCCCGAACAACTACCCCATCAACCGCACAAGTACATTACTGGTAACCCTAAAACTGTGGACGGGTTGATGAAGGAGAGCATGGTCCGATAGCCGACCGGTTTCGATCTCACAAGGTACCTCAAGCTGGAAGGTGATCAATAATATCATTACAATCACACCAATTTCGCTAACGTGAGTTAGGCTTTCATGCTAAAAGTGTCAGTGCCTAAAGAAACGAGTAATTAAGCGGCATGGTTGAGGGCTATTCGCATTTAATAAGCGGGATTAGATTTTTGCTTGAAGGCGCATCAGCCGCCAGACATAGAATCATTGACCGAGCACTATAAGGAGTACGTGGCCAAGAAGCCTGTGTCCGGAGCCACCAAGACGCAACTCACCAAGATGCTGGAATCGCACATGTACCACCGCAACTACATGCTGCTGGAATCCACTCGGAGAATTATGAACAAGACCGAGATATTGATGAGTGCCGTTCGAACAGCGAGGTTGCTCGGGTTTTATGAACAGTTCACACGGGTAATGACAGGGTTCGTGGCGACGCAAGTATAGCACGTAATTTATCACTTGCCTGGGTTCGTTAAAGGGTTCAATAGCAACCAAATGTGTGACAGGCTGACTCAGTTCGTGGCATGTGTGTTGGGCTATGCAGCCAACACGGACTTCTCCGCCTATGATTCCACCCAAAACTGGATGCATATGGTGATGGAGAGCATGCTCCTTAAACGATGCCTAAAGCCGTCCCAATGGTGCATGCTCGATACGTGGAATGCCCTGACTTACGGAGACCTGAATGCTAAATACTGCGGCATCAAATTTGCGGGTAAGGCGAGCCGTGACTCCGGGAAGATCACTACATCGTTGGGGAACACAATCCTCACATGGTCCGTCATCCAAATGTGTTTCATAGAATACCTCATAGATAAGCACGGATTCACATTTGAGCAATGCTTGGATATTATTAGGAATTATGGCGGAGTGTAAACCAGGGAACACATGGCGGAATTCGCGTGCGAGGGCGATGATAACACCGCATTCTTTAAGGACAGAGACTTGATTTACTATTTAAAGACGGTGCCGCCTAGGATGGGTTTCAAGCTTACCATAGACACAACAGCCTCCAATGGCCCCGCCTCAGATAATATTAAGATAGAGTTCTGTAAGATCGTAGCCAGTAGAGATGTGTCTGGGGAGGTGTCATGTGCCAAGACATTCGCATGGAACTTTATTAAATCCACTCTCATGATAGATCAGACGGTGAAGCCTTATTGTAAGAAGGCGATATTAGTACTGCAAGCAAGAATTGCAACGATGGCTTACTGTTTCCCGTAGGTGGCGGACTTGTTGTACGATTGGCTATCACTCAATATGGAGATGCTTAAGAGTGACGAAGTGGCATAGGTAGCAGGCAGGAAATGGCGGGAGAAGGCATTCGTGTTATTCAACCCACAAACTAAAAAGTTCAATATCATATCGGATTTGAGGAAGGTACTTGAACCTATGGGTTGGCAATACACGCCTGAAGACGGGTTGAGCAATATATACGGCCGCGCGCAGTGTAAACAGGTTATCGACAAAAAAGAATTGGCAGAAATAAGAAAGGACCTCAAATTTATAATCGATAGCACTAATCAAATATTTAAAGAACAGGGTGCGTTGGCCGGCCTCAACACGCCTATCAAGCAAAGTGATGTGCCCCGCCTAGCTCTTAGTATGTAGAA